ACACTGAGCCCTACCTACCTTAGGCCACTCGATAAGATTATTAGTGGATTCACAACCCCAGACCTTATCCTGCTTGGTGGCAGACCAGCACACGGCAAGACAACCCTCGGCCTTCAGTTAGCCTTCAATATGGCTTTCAATGGACACTCCATTGGCTTCGTTACCCTTGAAATGAGCAGACAGCAACTTGTATCAAGGCTCGTATCGAACATATCAAGCATCAACGGACAAAAGTTCAATAACGTGGATAAGGATATGAGCGTAGAAGAAGTCAATACCATTGGAAGGCATATCGACCGCATTAAGAAGCTCAAACTCTACATCTCCGATTTGCCACAAGCTACCACCCAATCCATAGAGGCAGAAGTGGTGCGCCTAAAACGCCAACACCAAATCGAAGGGATATTCGTGGACTACCTTCAACTCGTGAGCCCCATAAAGGAAGATGCTACCAAGCAAAAGGTAGAACAGATAACCAATATCTCGAAGCAATTTAAGGCACTAAGTAAAAGGCAAAACATTTGGGTATGTGTTATATCCTCTTTGAGCAGAGATAGCGAGAAAAGGATAGATAAACGCCCCTACACGAGTGATTTGAGGGAGAGCGGTCAGCTTGAGTATGATGCAGACAAAATTATCTTCGTTCATAGGCCTTCGGCTTACTTATCGGAGGATGACGCGGAGTTTCAGAAGCTCGATAATCTAATGGAGATAATCGTCCGAAAGAACAGAGCTGGCGAAACAGGAACGGCAATAGCCAACACTGATTTGCGGTACACAAGGATAACGGAATTTCAGTCAACCGATGTAAACCCATTCTAATGACAAGCAAGAAAGACATAGAAACAATGGTTTACATTACGGATGTTGTTACCAACTACATTGGGATTCCTAAGGAGTTTGTCTTTGAAAAGAGCAAAAAGAGAACCATAGTTACCCCAAGGACTCTTTGTATGGCTTTTTCAAGGGAGTACACAAGGGCTACCTTGAAGGATATTGCTAAATTCTACAACAAAAAAGACCATTCAACGGTTATCCACGCGGTAGATAATCATAGATATTTATTAGATTATGATAAAAAATATTCCGAAATTTGCGAAGAGTTAAAGGAATTATTTAATAAAACACTACAAAAGAAAACGAGAATGGCGGAAGCCTATACCTTGAAAAAAGGAGATAAGTTATTCGGAATATTCAATCAATACAAGAAAGCCGTTAAAATTGCAGAAGAAATTTTAGCAGAAGTCGTTGAAATAAATTCTATGAACAATTATGAAAGAGAAAGTAGTGGCTAAGTCTGCCTTTGAGCTTTTCTATGAATTTATAGTTTCTCAACCAGACGAGATTAAGAAGAATGATATCATCATGCAGCTCAGAAAGTGCCAAAAAATCTTTAAGAGTCAAATCATGAGGGCATATACCTCCGGATATGAGAACTATGTAATACCAAGAAGATGCTTTTGGACTGGCGAGAAGTATTTCATGGTCAAATACGGAGATATAGACCTAAGCGGAAAAGGAAAAGGAAATATGGCAGTAAGAAAGCTTATTTCCAAAATAGAACCAAAAAGATTCAATCCATACACTAAATCATATAAACAAAAAACAGATGAGTAAAAAACCGATTGTTTACGCCCAAGGTCTTTATGTCAATGAAAAGTACGTTAAGAACCTAAAAATTGTCGACTTGAACATTAAAGCCGATAAGTTTATCGAGTTTATTAAAGCCAACACGGATGTCAAAGGGTACGTCAAAATCAATTTATGGCCGAAGACCGAGCCGGACAAGTTCGGCAGCCACAACGCAATCCTTAACGATTGGAGACCGACCGGTTACGGAGAAAATAACCCAAGCGGAGGCTATCAAACTCCTCAATCAGACGACCTCCCGTTCTAAATTTGGGAACAAGAAAATCCTCGAAGCCGATGGTACGAGGTCGGACAGCAAACTTGAGTCTTATTTGAAGAGGAGGCTCGATATGCTTAACATCTCGTATCATCAGCAGGTGAGCCATGTACTTATGCCCTCATTCCGCTACAAGGGAGAGTTAATTAGGCAGATAGCCTACAAACTTGACTTTGTAGTGGATGGGCGGTACGCGGTGGAAACGAAGGGATTTTTTACTCCCGATGGGAAGATTAAGTGGAAGTTGTTTATTCACCAGTACGGAGATAGATTTGAGGGATGCCTTATCCTTCGAAACCAAAAGCAGTGTGATGAGTTTGTTTCTCGATATTTGCTCAAATAAAACTAACCGATATGCCTGAGTTCAGAGGGTGGCAGATAACCCGTTCAACTGCCAAAGGAAAGAAGTACACGGCTACCAAAGGGGATAAGACCGTTCACTTTGGGGCACAAGGGTACACGATAGCCCCAGGAACACCGAAGGGCGATAACTACTGCGCTCGTAGTGCCGGTATTAAGAGCGAGACGCACTCCCCAAATTGGTTTGCTCGTGCCCTATGGTCTTGTCGTGGCGATAAGAGTGCGGATAAGAGGCCATTTTACGGAGAGATAAGTTTGCCATGAAACATCCATTTTTATCATTAAAGGCAGATATTCCTCAGTTTAAGGAGCGGAAAAGGATTTTGGTTTCTTTTAGTGGAGGAGAAACATCTGGTTTTATGGCTGCATGGATTATTGAAAACTACTCCAAAACACACGAAATACGATGCGTTTTTGCTAATACAGGGGAAGAAAATGAAGAAACTCTTGTGTTTGCAGACAAATGTGATAAAGAGTTTGGCTTGAACTTAAAATGGGTTGAGTATAAACACAGAAAGTTTGTTCTTAAAAACTTTAATAATGCTTCAAGGAATGGAGAGCCATTTGAAAGATTGATTCAAGACTTTGGTATTCCTACTTTTGGAAGTCCAAGTTGTTCAAGGGTACTAAAAGCAAATACCATCGCTAATTATACCAATTTTACTGGGTGGAAGCGTAACACATATTTTACTGCAATCGGCATAAGGGTTGATGAAATAGACAGAATGTCCTCTATCGCCAAAGGCAAGGGGATTGTTTATCCGCTTGTGAAATTGGAAGTAACAAAACCTATGGTCAATACATTTTGGAGAGATATGCCCTTTAGACTAAACCTAAAAAGCTATCAAGGGAATTGTAAGACTTGTTGGAAGAAAAGTTTTCGAACTCTTGCTTGGATTATGAAAGAGAATCCACAGCATTTTAACAACTTTGAGAGATGGGAAAATGAGTATTATGATAAAGCTCCGCTTGTAAGCAAGAGAGAGTTCTTAAAAAGAAACATTCACATGAAGTTTTTTAATAAAGGAATAGGAGTTGAGGGGATAAGAGAAATCGCTAAAAGCAAGGAGTTAGGAGAGCCCATAAATAATGCTATTGAATACGTTGGAACTCAAATAAACGGCCTTGATATAGACGAGGGCTTTGGTTGTAACGAATCTTGTGAAATATATTAAGCTATGCTCAAAGAAACTAAGACCTTAATGGTCTATCAACTCAGAAACAACCTCGGACAAATCGAGGGACTGCCTAAGAACCCAAGGTACATCAAAGACGAGAAGTTCGATAGGCTCAAAAAGAGCATAGAGGACAATCCGGAAATGCTTAAAATCAAGGAACTCGTTGTATTCCCATTCAAAGAGAAAGGCGATAACCCCTCTCAGCAGGTGTATATCGTAATAGGCGGAAATATGCGCTTATACGCACTCAAAGACTTAGGGATAGCAAGTGTACCCTGTAAGATTTTGGATGCCTCTACGAGCGTAGAAACGCTTAAAAAGATAGTCCTGCTCGATAACGCCTCCTTCGGCTCATACGACTATGACCTACTGGCGAACGATTGGGAGCAAGAGATGCTCGAGGCTATGGGATTAGACCTATGGAACACCTTGGAGAAGTTCGAGGACTTGAACTACAACTCTGCGGAGGATGAGCCAAACGAGAACGACAAGCCCAACAAGAAGATAATCTTAAAAGTAACCTCGGCTCAACACGCGGAAATAACCGACTTCCTGCTTAACCACGGGGATGGGGAGAGTTTAGAAGTGGGTATGCTATCAGTAATGGAAATCATTAAAAACCAATAATATGACCGAGAGAGTCGAGATTGTAAACGGCGATAGCCTATTAGTCCTCCAACTGCTGGATGACAACAGCGTGGACGCGATTGTTACCGACCCGCCTTACGGCTTGGCGTTTATGGGCAAGAAGTGGGACTACGATGTGCCGAGTGATGAGCTGTGGCGGCAGTGCTTCCGCGTGTTGAAGGCGGGCGGTCACCTGCTGTGCTTCGCGGGGACACGAACGCAACACAGGATGGCGGTGCGGATTGAGGACGCGGGGTTTGAGATACGCGATATGATTGCGTGGGTGTACGGGTCGGGCTTTCCGAAGTCGCTGGATGTGAGCAAGGCAATTGATAAGGCGGCGGGTGCGGAGAGGAAGGTGGTGGGTGAAAAGGGATTAAATAAATATAATCCTATTG